TACTCCACCCTCAATGAAATTCTCCGCCGCGGTGGCGTTTACAAGAATGGAGCAGTGGTTGCTCACCTAGACCTCAACCACCCCGATGCCCGTGAATTTGTTACCGCTCCCCGTCATGAACTTCCCTGGATTAAAAAGTGTCTGGACATCACTGAAGAGTGGTGGAACCAGACGCCAGAATATTTCAAGCAAGAAATTCTTAAAGGCATTCAAGCCGGAGACATCTGGCTCAATAAAGTTAAGTACGATCCCAGTGGTGAGAGAATCTACGGGAACGTGTGCCTTGAAATTTACTTGCGGTCACGAGGAACTTGCCTACTCGAGCACGTTAATCTTGGTGCCTGCGAAATCGATGACCTCGTGCCCGCTTTCAATCGAGGTATGTCCCAGCTGTGCGAGCTCCATAGCAAGACAGGCGTCTCGGACTCCGGTGAGTACCTCCATCATGAAGAGGACCGTCAGGTGGGCCTCGGACTTCTGGGCCTGGCTAATTTCCTAAGCTATCATGGTGTGTCTTATGCAGCGTTCGGTGAAGCCCTTCGGGAAGTCAACCTTGGTAATGACGAACTGGAACAGACACCTGCTGTGTGTCTTGCTCGGGGGTTTGTTTGCGCCGTGGCTAGTGCTTCTTCTGTTGCTCGGTATCACAAGATGGACCGTGCATTCACCATCGCCCCAACAGCCAGCTGCTCGTACCGATACACCGACCTCAGAGGGAACACCACCTGCCCTGAGATTGCCCCACCCATTGCTCGTGAAGTAGACAGAGACTCAGGTACCTTTGGTGTTGAGAGCTTCTCCTACGGTGATGTGGAGATCGCCTCAGAGGTTGGCTGGGAAGCCTACAAACTGGTGGCTGATGAGATCGTCAGAACATTCCACCTGACTGGTCTCTTCCATGGCTACAGCTTCAACAGCTGGAGTGATGTAGTTACCTATGATGAGGCCTTCATCCAAGACTGGCTCTGCAGTCCGCAGACCTCCCTCTACTATGCTCTCCAGGTGATGCCTGACACCCTCCGTAAGGATGATGCCAGCTCCATCATGGATGAGGAGTACGCTGATATCTTTAATTTTGATGATGGAATATGCTCAAGCTGTGCCGAATAATGAAACTGAATACACTTTGGGGGGCTCTTGTGGCCCCCCTTTTTTTGTGGCTACAGTTCCCTGCTTTTTCCCATAATTCTATTTGCAGGGATGCCCTAGACGTCATTGGAAAATATGAAAGTGATCCCGTAGGCTCCTATAATGCCGTCAATCAGATAGGTATCAAGGGTGGTCATGGTGTCCTTGGTTATAGTGGTCACTTCTCCGGGCTTTACCCAGGAGAGAACCTCACTGACAAGACTGTAGGTGAGATCATGGCTTTACAGTATGACGATCGTACCCTGACCAACCAGCAGTGGCTGGACCAGAGACGGCTCCATGCTGTGGGTCGCTATCAATTCATTGGCCGTACCCTGGCCAGTTTAGTAAGGAGGCACAACATCAGTCTGGACGATAAGTTCACCCCTGAGCTCCAAGACAAGCTAGCTATCATCCTCCTAAATGAGGCTGGGCTTGGCTCATGGATTGGCCCTTACGCTTATGCAAACCACAACGAAAGACTGATCGTAAAACAATGTCGAGCTACACTAAAGTAATTTCACGCAAGCGTACTTGGACGCCTGTCGCTGTAGACAAGGGTCTGGTTAAAGATGGGGCTGAGGCTGCTCTGTTTCGAGCCTTAGCTCTCCGCACCTTGGAGCTCCCTGTGAAGGAGATGCTAGCCCAGGGATTGGAGAGAGATCTCCCTGATGACCCAGGTGTCATCCCTGCCCTACTATCCAACATGAAAGATGAGGATAAGCACGATCTTGCTCTCCAGTACATTGTTGATGTACACGGCAGCGATGAGCGTGCCGAGAGAGAGGCTCGCAACATTCGAGATACCTGGCTCGCTGCGCCGGAGCATCCGATCCTTAAGACGGCGATCCTCGAAAGGTCGGTGTTCTTCGTTCTGTTACCCTTCTTCCGTTTCAATGGAGACATCGGTATTAGAACCGTGGCTTCCGACATCAGTAGGGACGAGCAGACGCACGTGGCCATCCACGGCATGGTCGCCCATGATCTCGGCTATAAGTCCACCCCCAACCTTGACAAGCTACGCCGGGCCACTGTTGCCTGGGTAATGGATGGGTTGGGGACCTCTGAGGACAGGTACCTGGACAAAGACTTCTGGATCAAGCAGTCCGATAGTCTGTACCGCAACGGCAAGGCTGAGGGTTTAGCTGAAACACAGCGAGCCAGGATGCCTGCATTCTTCGAGGCAAGTAATGTCAACCTACCGCAATATGGCTAACCTCACAGAACAAGATGTCTTTGGCACTGAGCCTGCCCTAGAGCGGCTTGGAAAGGAGCTGGAGGATCTCTATCCACTCGTCACCCCATCACCGAATGATAGCATTGAACAGATTATGTATCGATCTGGTCAGCGCTCAGTGGTGGATTACATCCTAAGTAAAATGGAGGAACCTTAAATGTGTCAAGCAGGCCGCCCAGGAATGGACGGCGGTACGAGTGATGGTCAGTTTGAAAAGTTCCGAAGGGTTGATGGGGTGATTCAAACAGATGGTCTGGGATTCCCACTCTTTGATCGCGCTAAAGATCAGCCACGGGATAACAACGGTCCTGAGTCAAAACCACAAGCCCAACCCGTTCCTACGCCAAGTCTAGTCAAAACATCACAGGAGCAGTATGCTGCTGCCCAGACTAAGAAGTCTGGTAAATCTATTGGCGGTGGTGGTAGTACTGGTAAAACCAGACCCACTGCATTGAACATCCCCACCTTATCATCCACATCATCTACTAATGTAGGTGATAGCCAACTAAACATACCAACTTAGGAGATTAACTATGTGTATGGGAGGAGGGGGCGCTAAGATGCCCAAATCACCCGAGCCACCACCACCGGCTCCAGTAGCTCCACCACCACCGCCGCTTCCCCCTCAGGAAACTCCGTTGCCACCACCGACATTTGTGGACAACGACACTGAGGGTGCCAAGGTCAAGGGTGCAAAGAGTAAGCGTCAACAACAACAGCAGCAATCCTCAGGAGCTGGAGCCCTAACAATTCCCCTCAACACAGGGGACGCTCTCCGTCCTGGTGGTAAGAAGCCCGGAACACTGAACATCCCTACCTAAAATGAAAGAGCCCGCAATGGCCAGGTACCAAGCGCTCCGCAGTGAGCGTGAGGACTTCCTGGACACGGGCCGTGAGTGTGCTGCCCTCACTCTTCCCTACCTTCTCACAGAGGATGGGTTGAGTGATGGTGGTAGGCTACACAGCCCCTATCAATCAGTGGGAGCTAAAGGCGTAAACGTGCTCAGCTCTAAGCTGATGCTGAGCCTATTCCCAATCAACACAAGCTTCTTTAAGCTGCAGATCAACGATGCAGAGCTGGCTAAAGTACCAGAGCTGGACGGTGAGCAGGTCCGAGCTGAGATTGACCTATCCCTAGCCAAGATGGAGAGGGTGGTCATGCAACAGATCTCTGAGACCACAGACCGTGTACAGCTGACGGCTGCCGTGAAGCATCTGATCATCACTGGCAATGCACTACTGTATGCAGGGAAGAAAAGCCTGAAGGTTTATCCACTTGACCGCTTCGTCATCAACAGAGACGGAGACGGTAACGTAATCGAGATCGTAACCAAAGAGATCGTAGACAGATCTCTGCTCCCTAAGGAGTTCCAGACAGCAGATCTAGCTGCTGATGGTAAGATCAAAGACTCTAATGCTGTAGGTGAGGACGGCCCTAAGATGGGCGTAGCTGGCAGTGGTAAGCGACACAGCGATACTGAGTCTGCTGAGGTCTACACTTATGTCCAGCTGAGAGATGGTCAACATCACTGGGTACAGGAGTGTGATGGCAAGGAGATCCCCGGATCCAGGTCATCCTCCCCTCTCAAGTTCAGCCCCTGGATGCCCCTCCGCTTCAACGTGGTGGATGGTGAATCCTATGGGCGTGGCCGTGTCGAGGAGTTCCTTGGCGACCTACGCTCCCTTGAGGCCCTGATGAAGGCCATGGTCGAGGGATCAGCAGCAGCTGCTAAGGTTGTGTTCCTGGTGTCCCCATCAGCTACAACCAAGCCACAGGCCCTGGCCCTAGCACAGAACGGATCCATCATCCAAGGCCGTCCTGATGACGTGGCAGTGGTCCAGGTGGGCAAGACAGCTGACTTCCGTACGGTGATGGAGATGGTCCAGAGCCTTACCCAGCGCCTGTCTGATGCCTTCCTGGTGCTACAGGTACGCCAGTCTGAACGGACCACAGCGATGGAGGTCCAAGCAACACAGCAGGAGCTGAACGAACAGCTGGGTGGGATCTTCGGATCACTCACCACAGAGCTGCTCAAGCCCTACCTCAATCGGAAGCTGCATCTATTGCAGCGTTCCAAGGCACTCCCCTCCCTCCCCAAAGGCCTCATTATGCCTACGGTGGTGGCTGGTCTCTACGGCATTGGCCGTGGCCAGGACAGGGAAGCCCTCATCCAGTTCGTCCAAACCATCGCCCAAGGCATGGGTCCTGAGGCTATGGCCCAGTACCTCAATGCAGGTGAGTTCATCAAACGCCTGGCAGCATCCTCTGGTATCGACGCCCTCGGCCTCGTTAAGACTGAGGAGCAGATGGGCCAGGAGATGGATCAGATGAAGCAGGATGCTACACAACAAGCCCTCATCGGACAGGCTGGCCAACTGGCTAAGTCTCCTATGGGTGAGGCAATGACCAAACAACTAATGGAGCAGCAACAAGATGCCGGAGCCCAGCAGGAAGCCCCGCCGCCGAGCGAGGAACTCTGACGGTACCTTTGATAAGGGAGTCGAGCCCATCGCTATCGAGCGTGATGTAACAGAGAAAGAGGTAACCCAGGAGATCACCACCGAGGTGACTGGTACCTCCCAGCCTGATGAGAACAAGTATTCACCGAAGAAGAAGGTTACCCGCCCCACCTTCGGTAATGTCACTACCACCTATCACTAATCTATGGCCACCACCGAGTTCAATCCATTCGATGAAGCTGACACCTCACAAGCTGAGGCTGAGGCTAAAGCACTAGAGGTTGGGGAGAAGATCGCAGCTGCTGAGGCTGAGGATCGACTCCGTAACTTCGAACAGAAAGAGGCAGAGGCTGAGCCTCTCGCTGGTAAGTTCAAAACACCAGCTGAGCTTGAGAAGGCCTACCTGGAGCTTCAGAAGAAGTTAGGTGAGAAGACACCTGAAGACACTGAAGAGCCCGTAGAGGAGCAGCCAGAGGCCTCTGAGGAGACACCAGAAGAAGAGCCTGACTACGAGGCCCCCGAAGTCTTCAACGATGCAGCCAAGCAGTACACTGAGACTGGTGAGCTGACTGAGGAGACCTTGGAGCAGCTGTCCAAGATGGATCAGAAAGACCTGATCAAACAGTACATGGAGTTCTATACCAAGACCTCCCAGCAGGCCCAGCAGCAGGCCCTCTCCCAGCAAGAGCAGAACGCTATTATCCAGCAGGCTGGAGGTGCTGAGGCTTATGGTGAGATGGTCCAATGGGCCGCTCAGAATCTGGACCCAGCAGAGATCCAGAACTACAACCAAGTCACCAACAGCGGTAACCCCGCAGCCATCCGTTATGCGGTGGAGGCCCTGTCCAATCGGTACAAGGCAGCCAACGGTAACGAGGCTCCCCTGGTGACAGGTAAGAAGGCAGCTAATGCACCTAAAGGCTTTCGGTCCAACGCCGAGCTGGCCCGTGCCATTGCTGACCCTCGCTACCAAACTGACCCAGCGTACCGTCTCGACGTTGAGCAGAAACTTGCTAGGTCTGGAGACCTCCTGTAATGGGGGTGGGGGTTCGATTCCCCCTCTAGTTATTAGCCCCGTCAGAGGCTTTGTATCTGGCACTTGCAAGTAAAAAACCTAGGCACAAAGACAAAGATAACGAGTAAGAGTGAGCCCGCTAAGGCGGATACCTCTCACTGAAAGGTGTCAACGTCAGAAGCCAAATTTGTTCAACTTCTAACGACACACTAACTCTTCTAACAATGACTAACATCAACACGGGCTGGGTAGGCCCTAACGTAGTAGACGGTGGACGTACCGCTGCTCAGGACTACGACACCCGTTATGCAACAGCGCTGAAACTCTTCAGCGGTGAAGTGTTCAACGCTTTCAATGACGCCACGATCTTCAAGGGTCTGGTTCGTAACTATGCTCTCCGTGGTGGTAAGAGCAAGCAGTTCCTCTTCAGCGGTAAGCTGGCTGCTGGCTACCACACCCCTGGTACCCCCATCCTGGGCGATGACGGTCTGAAGAGCAATGAGAAGACCATCATCATGGATGATCTTCTGGTTGCCTCCCAGTTCGTCTACGACCTCGATGAGGTGCTGGCCCAGTGGTCCACCCGCTCTGAGATCTCCAAGCAGATCGGTGAAGCTCTGGCTCTCCACTATGACGAGCGCATCGCTCGCGTGCTGGCTGCTGCTTCTATCGCTGCTGCTCCTGTTACTGGCCAAGATGGTGGCTTCTCTGTCAACATCGGTGCTGCTAACACCAACAACGCTCAAGCTCTGGTTGACGGCTTCTTCGAAGCTGCTGCTGTGCTTGACGAGCGCTCTGCTCCCATGGATGGACGCTGCGCTGTACTGAGCCCCCGCCAGTACTAC